CAGATTTCCATATCCACCACCAACACCAGCGTAGGTTACTGTACCTGATCCTTTAAATCCAACTAACCAACCTGTTTGCCCACTAGTATGAATATCAATACCAGCGTGTGATCTAGTAGGAGTTCTATAAGCACCAAATCCCTGATTTGGTGTCAATGCTACCGTCTTGTTGCCACCTTGGGATATTTTAACTGTATCTTTAACACGTGATCCTGTTGCTGGTGTTACTGGTGATGGTGCTGCTGGTGGTGCAGTGACTGCCGCAGAAAATGCTTTTCTTAATCTATCAACAGAAATTGTCGATCTATTTCCATTATAACCTTGATAATAACTATCTCCGACTTTTCTGGCATATGGACCTGCAACTTTTAGCATTGGAAGACCTGCCCACTCAGCACTCAAACGAACCGATGCTTCTTCTGGATTATTCTTGATCATATCAAGAGTAACACCCCTTGCTTTTATCAAGTGGAGTGCTATCTTATCTTGATTTTCTGGACTGAACAAATCTTTATCGGGATTTAAACCTGCTGCTTTTGCTTGACCTATTGGGTTTGTAAGTTGATATCTACCAATTGCACCTCTACCACCTTTAACACCAACTGCCTTATTTGCTTCCGCAATTGTCATTTTTGTAAGATTTGGATTATAATCTCCGGGGGCAATTGCGGTATACCCCTTCCCAGGGGATTCTGCATCACCGATTACATCTAATATTGCCTGCATACCACCAGCACCAGTGGGAACATCGGGCGGTGCTCCTGGTGGTGGTTTATCATCGGGAAGATCAATCTCACCAAATCCAAGATCAAGTGGTTGACTAAGAAGATCCCTTGCCATATTTAAGTCTCTTTCTATTCCCATCATTCCAGTTTGAATAGTGGATAAACTAGAATCAAACAACTGTTTTTGCGTGCTGAAATCAAAGGCAATTAGATTTCTAAAAGTTCCCGTTAAAAGTCCACCAAACCCTGAAAGTATAGTTGATATATTAGACACAAAAGATTTTAAAACAACATATAACTTACCCATTCTCGTTATAAGTTGTTCACCAAGACGAATGATTGTTGGTAAATTTGTCAGTAACCATCCAACCATTAGTGTTCCGATAAAATCTAATATTCTACCGAGAAATCCTTTTGTGCTCCTAGAAATAACCTTTCCTTGTCTTTTGATTGCACCACCGATTCCAGATGCCTCAATTATATCTTCTCTTTCTCTCCTTCTAACTGCTTCTCTTCTTTTTTGAAAGTTAGAGACTGAGAGTTTTATTGCACTCTGTTTCTGCCTGTTTCCAGATGCCAATGAAGTATTAATCTTCATTGCAGTTTTTTGTGTCGTATTAATACTCTTATTGAAAGTCATTACAGACTTTCTAATCTTATCTACACCTAATGACGATTTTACTAATGTATTTTGAATATTTTGTGCCATATTATGTCATCGGTACATTGTAGACTGAATGAGCATAAACGACCAAGAAATTATTTGGATTTTCTGCATCAATAACAGGAATAGTATTTGCTGGTCCACCAGATGGTTTTGGTCCTTTTTGTTTTGCTACACCTTGCGATCCACCCATAGGCATGGGAATAATCGTAGGTGCTGGTTCTGGTAGAGGTCCAACACTACCTGCTTTCATATTTGCTTCTTGTTTGATTGGAGTTATGTCTGCAATAGGAGTTTTTAATGCATCTTTCATTCCCTCCGCACCCATCAACTGGGCAACATTTATCTCACCATATTGTGGTGCTTGACTAAAATCTATATTTTCAGATTGTGCTGCCACATCAGAAGTTTTTTTACCATCACCCATTATACTTTCAGAATTAAAAGCAATATCGGTTATTTTATTCTGAGCTGGTTGTGATAGTAATTCCTTATCTACACCTGGACCACCAAATCCACCCCTAAACATTTCTGCGCTTTTATCATATAATCCTTTAAACATTTCTGTTGCAGGACCATAACTAAAAAATCCAGCAGCAAGAGCGGCTGGAAGTTTAAGAGGACCTGGTGCAAACTTCATTGCTGTATTTGCAAGAAAAGCAGAAGTTCCACCAGCAGCAATATTACTACTGTATGCCTTTGCAGGATCTTCTCCCTTTATAGTATCAATAGTTCCACCAAGTAATCCACCAGTAAGAGCACCTTGCAATAAACTTGTAGGTGCAAATCTATTCAAACCTTGCCCACTAACTTGTTTTGCCGCTTCTGCGCTTGTTTTTGGTGGTGTTGGTGGTGGATTTGCGGGTGGATTTCCTCCTGAACCTGTCTTCGTAAACCCTGGTAAAATACCTTTTATTTTTGGTATGATTCTATTTGCTGCACCTTTAACACCATCAAGAAGTGCCTGAGCTGGTCTTAAAAATAATCCTACTGCAACCGCAGATGTAATTTTAGCGGCAACTCTTGTTATAACATTAAATGCCGATGTTAATCCAAATCTAATTGCACCATATACACCACCAATAATGCCAAGGTTTTTGATGACACTATTCTTAATCTCTTCTAATCTTTGCTTATTTCCATCCCCAAGAGCCTTAATGGTCTCTATTCCCTGTTGTAATAACCAACCACCCAGAAGAGTGGTGAAGAAAGACATCAACCGAGAAAGTGTAAACGATGCCTTCGAAGCAACTTTTTGAACAGGGTAAACGAGAGCAGATTGGATCTTTCTCTCAATGATACTTTCCTTACCTTCTCTTAACTGCTGCTCCGCAAGTCTTCTTTCTTGCTCTTGCTCCTGAGCATCCTTTCTTCTTTCTAATGCAGTAGATTGATTGACATTTCCATAAACGTTTTGCATCGCAACGTTTAAGGAGTTTACTTGTTGAGTTAATGCCGCCAACTGCTGAGAAACTGTGTTCAGTGCTAATGAGTTTCTCTGAATTAAAGTTGTTGTAACTGGATCTGGCTGAGCAGGAGCAGGTGGTGCTGCCGCTGTAAAGGCATCAGCAGACACTGTTCTCCTAGCTACTCGTAATCCTCCTGACAGTGGCGATTTTATCTCAGCCATTTATTCCTTGTTTTAGATTTTCCTCTTCAATATACTGTTTAAGAAGAGAAAGATAAATTTCTCTTTCCCAAGGTATCATATTTTCTAACTCTGTCAAGCTATATTTATGATGCTGAATGAGGGCAAAATTAACTTTATAGTATGACTCAAGATCTTCGTGAGCCATACTCACCCGAAAAAACTAGTGAGACCCTCCAAGACAACTTCACTTTCGACATTAGTCTTTGGATTCTTGACTGTAATTGTATGAGATAGTTTTGGCATGGTATCAAAAAACTTTTCAATTTCTTTGAATTGTTTTGAACTTAGTTGCTCAACAAATTCTAGAAGTTCTTTCTTTGTGCAATCTTTTGCTGACCACGATTCCTCTTCGGAATAAACTTGTTCAATACACGAAGAAATTAGATCAAAAGTTTCTGTCACTCCGATTTCAGACCCAGCAGTAAAGTTGCTCTTAATGAATTCATCCATTGATGGATATTTCATTCTAAGAACCAAACTGTCATCGAGTTTAATATCTCTCGAATGGTCATCGCCAACTTGAACTTTAATTTCGTCGAGATTAATCAACATAGGAACCTGAGTGACATTATCATCAGGACAAGTGATTAAAACCTCTACATCTTCCCCAACAGACTTACCACGAATGTTTAAGAAAAGATACTCAATATCAAATGTTGAAAGTTCGTCTACTTTTACTCCTCTGGTTAGAATGCAAGACGAGATTACATCTTTAACGGCAGTTGCAATCTGTTTGCTATCTTCGCTTTCCATTGCAATGATTAGAACCTTCTCTTCTTTCACTAGAAAAGGTCTATACTTAATCGTCTTTTTTGACGAAGGAATTTCCAACTCATAGGTTGGTGTAGAAATTTTTGGTAAAGGCATTACAATCCTTACAAATCAGATAAAGCTATTTAGAGGACTCTTCTAGATCCTATCACAGCATTTGGATTTGTGCTACTAATACGATCATAAATTTGACCAGTGACAATTGCTTCGCCAGTAGAAACGTTGGCAGGTCTGAATCTAACTCCTCCTGCTCCTGCCGCACCAGCAGATACTGGAACATAAAGTGGACGATTTGAATTAGTTTCATTTAAGAAACTAGTTGAAGACGTTGATTCTTTATTATTATCTTCATTTCTTGCAACATCGACACTAAGTGTTCTGCCACAAACATATCTTTCATAATTAAATGATGCGCTTGCCTTCAAAATACCAGAAGCTTCATAAGATATTGCAGTAGAGTTTAGAGTTAATGGAAACAATCCATAAAAGGTATACTCAATATACTTTTTATAATCTCTATCAAACTTTATAATTCTTGTAGCATTGCACTTATATTCTTCTGGATATCTCATTCTAAAATGATATCCTTCTTTGTAAGGTTGTTCTTTTGAACCACTGCCAATAAATTCCATCCAGTGTTCCAAAAACTTTAAAGTCTTATAAGAGTTATCAACATAAAACTCTAAATCAATTTGAGTAAATGTCCTGGTATGTGCCATTTTCTCTGCAACACCAGTATAGTTCCCAACAATATCAGAAGTTGCAAAAGAACTTCCAGGCAAAGAAGCAGAATTGCAAAGTAATCCGACAGATTCTCCAATAAAGCGAGAATCAATTCCTCTTAATCTAAGATAAGATCTTAAAGAACCTGACAAACCACCAAAAATTACTTGATAATGTGATGTTTGTGCAAGATTAGTAAATAGCGGTTTAAACTCTGATATTTTTCTTGGTCTTGGTGCGGGCACTCTAAATACCTATTATGAGTCTTTTAGTTATTTAGATGTCATATAA